TGCCCGTTCCAGTGTCGCTGTGAACTTCTTCACAAACTGCTCTCTCAAAACTTGATCGAACTTAGGCCGAAACGATTCAACAACCCGCGTGAATGTTGGTTTTTCTGGCATTTTGGTAGTACCGTATTCCAAAAACCGCCAATAAAACGCACTTTTCAATACGCGCACCGTAGAAGAAACTTTCCCGCCTTTAATGCGCTCACGTTTTGTTTTTATTGAGCGTTTAAAATCGCCTTTTTTCGTGCTTGGATCATCAAGGGCTATCGCCCTTGCCTCTTTTGCTAATTCACCGGCTACACCATGAACGGTTGAACGCATGATGTTTGTTGCCTGCCTTGGGGCTATCTGGCTTAGAAGTTTATCAATATCTTCAACACCACTAATAGACGCGTTAAACTTCATGATGCCACGCCCCGCTCAACCTCAAATTTCAAATACATGGCCCTTGTGCCAGCCCTGCGAACATTGCGAATGTTGTAGCTTTCGCCACCCCATATCATTAGGTCGTTTTCGTTTATGTCAGATCGGTTTCGTATCGTGATTAAATACCGCCCAGACGCCGCAACGCCCCCACCTTCGTTCTTTTCACCACCAGCAAGCGGTAAGATTTTCGCCCAAACAGTAGGATTAGTTGTGAAGTTGGCAAAACCATCTTCTTGACCGCCCATTCCATCCGAAACCCGTGCATTTGACTGGAATGTTACGCGTTGATCTAGTTTACCAAGCTTACCCATACCAACCAACCTGTTCTAAGTTTATGAGGCTTTCAACGCCGTGGGGGATTGGGTTCAATTTTACTTCGTCTGCATCCATACGCATTTCGTAATAAACACCAACCAACAATAGAATTATTGCGCTAAATGTTGGTGGAATGCTCTCTGGCATGTCACCATATCCAACAATATATTGGACGGTAATCGCATCAGAACGGCTGTAGGTTGCAGGCCAGTTGCTGCTTTCAATCCACTGGCAGTCATTACCCTTTATAAGCGTAAAGTCCGATAAAGTCGCCGTTTGCAACACATTATCCGTGTCATAATATTTTACAGACACAAGCGATTGCGCAGGCCCTTTTGATAACGCCGTTTTAGCCGTAGGGCTTTGAAAACTTTCATCCCATGTTTGCGTAATTAAAGAACGCCCTGTTCTTTTTTCAGCTATATCGGTTGCAACACCCGTATAAATGGCAATCAACGTATCTTCATCAGAACCATCAACACGCAGATGTGTTTTAACCGTTGTCTGATCCACTGGCTTGACGCTAGGGGCCGTCGCAAGGGTTAAGTACCGTTCCATTTACTTCACAGCCTTTTCAGGCTTACGGGATTTGACCGCGCGCTCAACCTTACCAGTGCGAACTATTACGGCCTGTTCAGCCGCTACCATGCGCTGCGCTTCGTCTGTAGACACATCAATAGTGTCGCCCCTGTTGGCATCTGTGCGCGATACAAGCATTTTTACTTTAACCATTTGTTCACTCCTTATCGAATTAAGAAAAGGGCCAGTTTCCCAGCCCTTCAATAATTGGATTAAGCCGCAGCAAGCGCCAAGTGTTTAACCGCTGCCGCGTCTGCAAGTTCACCGTCAAAGCGGATATAGCCAGCAACGCCAAAGCCAGGCCAGAAATCTTTATCCTGTAACGCACCGATTAAAGGCGTGCCAACTTTACGCACAAAATACTTACTGAAATCACCGAACAACATAACCCGCGAATTAACACCATCGCCAAGGCCTACCATCGCGTTGTTAACGCTAAAGTTATGCCCGTTGAATGTTGCAGGAACGCCGCCAATAACATTACCCATTTGCCACAAATAATTGCCGTTGCCATCTTTCAGCTTACGAACCGCCGCAAGGGTCAAATCGTTGAACATATAGCGAACCATTGGGCTAACGCGGTAAGCCGAGTCAACTGAATGCTCAAGATCAATAATTTCATCAAACGTAATCGCAGTTGTAGAAGCCGCAACCTTGCCAGAACCCGAAGCCGTAACGATGCCGTTTGGATCGCCCGTGCCATCGCCTACTGTAAGCTCAAGATTCGCACGGCGCCCAAGGCGTTCACCTAGCAAACCACCAAGGAATGTTTCCATAGCAATAATGCTATCATCTGCAAGCTCCTTAGAAACCCGCAACCATTCAGTATTAAAGGCGTAAGCGTTCAATACTTTCTCACCGAATACAGCATCACTGCCACCGTCATCAGTCAGGGTTGTACCTTCAACATGCTTAACAACAACCTTCGCTGTGTCGTTAACTGTTGGCATAGTGATTGCACCGCCACCAGAAGTCACCAACTCAGTTGTAATGCCAGGGTCATACATTGGCCCCCATGCAAGCATTGACTTGGTAACAAGGCCAAGCAATTCAGTTGGGATTGTATAACCACCAGCCGCCGCAGTAGTTGTCTGCGCACGATGCTCAACAGCTTGCTTGCCAGCATCCAAAACCGCACGGGCTTCAGGTGACATAGAGCCTTTTTGCCCTTCTGCACGAATATATTCATGGAAGGCTGTGCGATAATCCATTTCGCCTTCTTTAGGCAAAATAAGACCGCTAACCGCAGGGCGTTTATTATCACGATCCTTACGTTCTTCTGCGTCTGCATGGTCAGAAGCACGCTGTTCCGCCGCTTCCAGTTTTTCCAACCGTTCCGCTTTGCCAATCGCACTGTCGTAGTCAGCCATTGCCTTGTCGTGTTGGGTTTCCAAATCAGCCGCGCGGGCTTCGTCTTTTTCGCCCTCTGCTTGATTTAGTAGTGAACGGGCTTCAGTTGCAGCGTTTGCTGCCTGCTCCCGCAATTCTTTGATGGTTGCCATTGGTTAGGCTCCTTCTAAGGGAAATGGACGCTTCACAGCGTTCGTTTCAAGACCTTGCCCACGGGTCAGGAAAAGGGCGTAACAGCGGGATCGCCGTTATTTCAATCCGCTTTCGGCTTGTCTATTTAACAAGCGTTTGTTGCGGTAATTCTTTGAGGGTTTTGCGTCCTGCACATCTTTCAAAGAGCGCAAGCCGATTTCTGTGCTGTTGTAAGCGGGGTATGTCACGATAGCTACGTCGAACAATTCAGCCTCTTTGATTTTACGCAAAGGCGTTTCGCCGCTTTCATCCCATTCTTGAACGGTTGGCATAAATGCGAATGACATTTCGTTTAAGTCGCCGCGTTCCATTTTCGGTACAATACGTTGAACGTCTGGATCAGATGCGTCTAGTTCTGTTTCCATAAACAAACCCTTTTCATCTTCGCGCAAGGTAAGCGTACCAGATGCGGTTCGCGCCAATGGCAAACCATCATGATTGATTAGAAAGCGCACATCATCGCGGCCTATCGCGTCCTTAAAAGCCCCGCGCTCTATAACTTCATCGAAATAACCACCGATACTTGTAACATCGCCAAAGGTTGCAGCGTACCCACTGACCTTGATTGTATCGCCTTCCATACGGATTTGTTGACCCGTTAGTTTGCGTATTTCTTTATTATTCGTCATTTTTTGGTGCCTCCTTGATCGGAACCTTGCCCGCCATATCGATCGGGATTGTCGCGCCTTGAATAAACAACTGGTCGCCGCCATTTGCCGTTGGCAAGTTGCGCTTGCTGCGCGTTTCGTTTGGTGTAATTTGACCTGACTGTATGCCCACAGCATTACCCTGCATTGTTGACATGAAGTCTCCGCGCATTAACCCATCAAGGTTAAACTCTGCATAGCGTTTTGAATCGCGCCCAAATATCTTCAAGTTCAATTCTGCTTCGATCTGCTCAACCCAACGTTTGACCGTATGCTTAACAAGCTGCAAATCTTGCTGCTCTGTATTGCTAAACGTACCGTTTGATAAATCCTGCAAGAACGTTGGTGGAAGCCCATAAATTCTTGCAACCTCTAGTACCGCATGTTTTTGTGTTTCGATCATTTGAAGTTGGTCAGGGCTAAAGCCTAACGCCTCTAATTTATGACCAAGAGGTACTGCAATTACGTTTGCCCCGTTTTGCGCAGCCTCTTTTGTGACCGCCTCAATATTAGCAGAACCGCGTACCGCTGCTTTTTCCGAACCAAACGGGCCTTGCAGAACAAATGAAGGCAAGCCGCCATTCTTAAACAGCTTCGCGCCGTATGCATTCGCATGATATGCCTTCGCAATCGCTGTTGAGCATGTCCGCAATGGTGAGCGAGCCGTTGCCAAGTCAGCTTTAAGCATGAATGTAATATCAATCACATCAGCCGCCGCATATATCTTGTCTTTGCCGTCCTGAATCTTTTGCTTATAGACCTTAAGCCCGTTAATTATTTCGCAAGTTGCACCAGCAATCGGGAATAGATTTATAGGGGCACCAGAATTATCGCGCTCAATATATGTTACAAAGCGGCCCTCTGGCAAAACACCCGTGGAAAACATATCGTATCGCCACTGAAAGGACGAGTAAAAATCATTTACATTCTTGCCTAGAAGTTCACCAACGCCCGCCTTGATCACGCCCTTAACCTGTACCCGTTCGCCATTTCGTTTTTTATCGAACACCTGCAAAGGCAAGCCAGCAATAGTCCCTGAGATAAAGTTAATAGCATCCCAAACGGCAGGAACTTGCAACGCCTGCTCTGTTGTAATTGAGCCGTCACCAACCAAACCAAAGGCCCGCAACAAACTTACATCTGTTTCGGCCTGCGTGATTGTGCTGGCTCGTTGTTCTTCTTTATTAAAGGGCCACATTAACCAACCTCCAAAACATATTCTTCATCATCCCAAGGTGAACTTGGAACGGCTTCGTCTGTCATCCAACGACCCAAGGCCATCATGTCGGCAACAACACTATCGATTTTATTTTCTGCCCGTTCTTTATCGGGTCTATGCAAGTCACCCTTGCGCGTTCCATTAACAACGTTTGAAAGCTGCCAATCGTAGCAAAGGTTGCCATCATGCAACCAACGGCCATCCGTTATAGCTGCATCCATTTCCCTCATTGGCTCATTCATCAATGAAGGTCTGTTACCGTATGAGATACAGGGCGCACCCTGCTCTATTAAATCGTTAATAAGTTGCTGCGCGTGCCAAGGGTCAAAAGCTATTTCCCGAACGTGAAACCGTTCCATTAAGCCTAGAATATCGTCGTAGATTACATTGAAGTCCGTAACGTCACCGTCAGTTTCAATCAATAACCCTTCGTCGCGCCACCCTCTAAAGTGTTCATTCTCTGGTTGTTCAATAGTTCCATTCGGTAAGTACACATTACCAAAGCGATGATACTTTTTACCGTCCCGAAACACCAAACTTACGGCTGTTAAATCTTTCTTTTCAGCTAAGTCTAAGCCGATGATACATTCTTTTCCCTCAAAAGCATCCAAGCTTAGCGTTTCGTCTGTGTTCTTATTGTGCCTTTGCAAATCATAGTAAGCGTTACGCGCCTGCACCCAAACATTCAGATGCTTTGTTTTGAATACACCCGACTTACGCGCGTTTTGTATTGCATCTTTTTGGCGTGATTTTAAAAATTCATCACCAACCGACACACCCCAATTCGGGTTGGCCTTTTTTAGAACCTCTATGTCTGTCCAGTCGTCACCTTCATCAATCGTGTAGATCAGAGCGAACAGCTCATCATCTTCTTTCGCGCCCTCTAAAACTTTTTGCGCTTGATCCTGCATAGAATAACAAGGCCCTGCGATATTATCGCCCGCCGTTGTAATCACAATCATGGCTGGCTGCTCACGCGCACCCATACCTGTTTCCATTGTATCATATTGCTTGTCTGTATCGTGTTCGTGATACTCGTCAATAATTGCGCATGATGGGCTGGCCCCGTCACCAGGGTCGCCTATAATCGGCTCAAACTTTGCATTGTCTGACACAACATTAATATTTGATGCGTTGACCTGCACTTCATAATGAGAGAGTAGATCAGGCGACTTGGTCGCCATCAACTTGGCGGGCTTAAATACCTCCCAAGCTTGTTTTTCATTTGTAGCACCAGAATAAACCTCTGCACCGTACTCACCATCAGCGAGTAGAAAGTATAACCCAACAGCCGCCGCCCATGCCGATTTTCCGTTCTTACGCGGCACCAACAAAAACAGTTTTCGAAAACGTCTTGTATTGTCTCTTTTCCGTTTCCATCCAAAGAAACACATTGTCATAAAAACCTGCCAAGGCTCCATAACAAGTTTTAATTTTTTCGCGGCCCACTTGCCTTTCGTGTGCGGCATTAATTCGATAAATTCACAAGCATAAACACCCGCGCCTACATCAAACCTGTATTTATACTTATCATCGTCTTGCCATTCTAAATCGTCTAGGTGGCGTTGACATGCTAACCGTATCCACTTGCAGGCAACTACCTTCCCACTAATAACGTCCTTTGC